TTTAGAAAAAGATGCGATTGAAGATATTAAAAATTATGAATTACGAATTGAAGAAAGTGATATTGACTGTTTCAATATAATAGGAAAATTCACAAACTTAAGCGAATTCGTAATTGATTATCAATTGAGTGATATGCTCGAAAAGCAGTTTTAGAGATCTTCGGATCTCTTTTTTTTTCGAAATTTTCATACGCAAATTTTAGTACTTAATGAAGACGATAATTTCATACGCAAATTATTGCTCTTCATGGACAACTAAAAAACGGAGAATTAAAATGCCAAAATTTATTGAAGTTCGTGATGACGTATTTGCAACTGGTTCAGTAGCATGTGACGTTAAAGAAATTCGTGAGTTTTATCGTGCGAATATTGATGATCTTGTAAAAGCATTCGATGAATGCAAAAAGATTTTCAAAGTTGATAACGTAAATTTATTCGTTAGAAATATTCGTAAAGCATCTCGTGTCGGTTATTATCAAAATTCGACAAAAGAAATTGCGATCGATATTCGTCGTTATGATTTGAAAGAAATCGTTTCGACAATCATTCACGAAATGACTCATGCACAACAATACGCGACAAAGAAATTAATTCAAAAGTCGAAGAAGACAGTTACGTTTGACGGTAAGAATTATAATGATATTGATGCGAATAAAGATTACGAAGGTTATCGTAATTTGCCATGGGAAATCGAAGCGAGAAAAATGCAAGAAAAGTATATTGATAAAGTTATGAAAGCGATTTCGTAATGAAATGAGAGTGAGATGACGAAAGTCATTTCGCTCTTTTTTTTCGCATAATTTCATACGCCAATTTTAAGCCTTATTGGACAACTTATAAAATTGGAGAATTAAATGCTTATCAATATTAAAGATTATAAATATTTCTATTCAATTGCAGCTAATAACGATTATTCAGATTTTTGTAATAATGACGATGTTGTCAATTTTGTTACAATAAAATTAAATAAAGAAATGACTGTCGACGAAAATTCGACTGACGAAGAAGATAATAAATATGCAGATCGATATAATGATATTCTTTATAATTTCTACGAAATTTTAATCAATGAACACATTGAAGATTTTGATGTAGAAATCGAAGTATAAAAATATGACACGAAATGACATTAGTCGTTTTGTGTCTTTTTTTTCGCTCAAATTCAAACGCCTTTTTTAACACATAATGGATAACTATGTGAGGAGATACCTATGATTAAGCAACTATTAATCGGTCTTTTTGAATTGATTTTGATCGGTGGCGTACTCGCTCAAGTATTATTTTTGTTAATGATATTTGGAGACATGTCATGATCGATATTGACTCATTAAAATTAATTCATAGCGATGATCCATCAGTTGAAGACGATCATTTTGAAATTCGCAATCATGAGAATTTTAATATTCAAGTGTGTAGTTCTGAAAGCGGTCCGTATCACATTGACTCTTATATTGTTAATGAACGAGACGGTTCGACATTTATAGATCACGGCGAATATACGTCTATTGCTTTTGCGATTAATAAAATTAATGAATTATTGGAGGCACGAAATGCAGCTAAATGAAAAAGAGACCGAACAACTTCGCGGTTATATTAGAGATTTGTGCGAATGGGAATACGATCGTGTAAGTTCGAGCGGCAGAGAAACACTCGATAAATTAGCACACGTTTTTGCTATATATTTTGAAGACGAAGAACAAGATTGAGCGCTTCGGCGCTCTTTTTTTTCGATTAACTTCGTCGAACATTTTCAGACGCACATTTGACACCTTAATGGACAACTAACCAAGGAGTGTCGAATGGCTTTTTTAACTTCCATGAGTAACCGTAAAACATTTAATTATAAGTTTTCGGTATACGTAAAAGACGATCCTGTATTATTAGGTTTGAAAAAGCGTGTACGCGCTCAAAATAAAGCGACACGTAAAATGGCCCGTAAACTTGGGACGTACTGTGATAGGTTTGCACTTCGTAAGATTACTATAATGGCAAGAGGTCCACGTAAAGTTAACGGCAAACTTCTTCATCCAAACGCATTCACAAATTTACGTCACGAATACGGTGTTTATTTTGATGTTTATTGCAGCGTAGATACAGATGCCGAAAATAATCTTATTCACGAAATTGAAACTGGCATCACACCAACGATGCAGAAGAAAATTGACAATCTTCGATATCAAGCAAACGTGATCGAATTGCAAGCAAAACAAAAAGTCTACGCATAACCTTACGCAAAACTGCCTCTCTTCGGAGAGGTTTTTTTTCGTCTTAATTTCAGACGCCTTTTTTAGGCCTCCATGGACAACTAACCAAGGAGAATAAAATGTCTTTATCATGTTTTCTAAATGAAAATATTAGCCTTGCCCATAACGAACTTAACTCCGAGCAACAGCCTATAACGGTTGTCTCATTGTTTGAAAAGTTAGACGGTGAGGACAAGCGTCAATGCATCATCGATATGCTCGAAATTATGGGCAACACCGAAGATGGTTGTGACGTCAGCGATGCAGTATCTGCAGTCGAAGAAATCTTACTCATTAAGATGTTCGAGTTAGAAGTATCTGTGACGTTCCAAGCACAAATCAAAGTGTCTGCACCCGATGAAGAGACAGCTAGAAATATTGTCGAAGGCTTAGATGGCCATGACATAATTACTGGTGACTTCGAGTGTGATGATTACTGCGTGCACAACTATGACATCGATATTGAAGAGTGTGAAGAAGCATGAAGTGGCTAAAGCGACTTCTTATAGTGGTCGTCGTGTTAATCACGGCGGCCATTATGTTTCTTTTATTTAATCCAAATCGAGGACAATAACATGACACGTAAACATTATCGTTTCTTTGCCAAGTTTGCTGCTGAGTCTAATCTGAGCGAACATCGTATTAATGAGATGTGCGACTTCTTTCTTGAAGACAATCGTGCGTTTCGCAAAGCAGTATTTATGAATGCTTACTGGGATGCGAAAGAGGCATACGATGCGTATAACGAAGATCTGAAAGAATTGCTAAAACAAGGTTGAGGGCGTTAGCCCTCAGCCTATTTTTTTCTTCGTTTGCGATTTTTTAAGTGCAGTTTTTGTCGGTGCACCTTTACTACCAGGCTTTCGCATAGTCTCGCCGCTACCTGCTTTTATACGTTTACGTTTTGCGTGGATATTATCCCACAAGCCGCGCTTGTTGCCCATCGGCTGTTACTCCCATCCACTTACTCCATTCAGCGTAATAATGACGCATACCAACTTCGTCGTGGATTGTTTGATTTTCGTGACGCCCATGTAAGATGTTGCGAGGTTCAGTACCAGGTCGCATCGTCGTACCTTGACCAGCAACACCAATTAGGTCTTCGTGTAGGTTTCTACCGAATGGTCCCCAAATAGAGTTGTGATGTTCAATACGAGTAGCTCGTTCTTCTGGTGTGTCGCTCTTCAACCCATACCCACGAAATTCAATGAGTACCTTGTCAGGGCCAAGCGGTGTAACGCTATCTGAGCGATACGCGCTGCCACGTAAGTTAAAATTAAAGCCTGGGAACAGATCGACCATATACCATTGGTTAGGAGGCAGCGAAGGAAACGACAACTCGCCTCTATCTTCAAAGCCTTCATACTCTTCGTAGTTAACGGTGAAGCTGCTAACGTTCACGTGTCCATTACTGAACGGTATATTTTTGCGCGCAAAGTAAGCATCGTTAAAGCCAGTTACACGGTTATGGTAGTGCATGAAGTCGTGATAAAATTCACTGTTTGTGTCGTGCCATAGCTTGTAATTAGTACCGATGATCGCTTTGTGATAATGAAATACCTCAAGCGGTTCAGTGTTGATGGCACTATCGATACAATCAAAGGCACCATCTAACCACTGCTCGAGACTTTGGCTTGGATTACGATCTAACGTAGTCCATACCATACCGCCATAATTTACTTCGGTGTGCAGCTTGTCCCAGCCTGCGTAATCAAGTTCGCTAACATACCCTGCTACTTTAACGACACCTGGATTGTGATACAGATACGACTGTATTCCATCCTGTTCATTAACGATAAGTATTGTTTTGTGTGCAATTTGTGATGTACGGAAACGACCTACCTCAGGTAGCTCACTTTCGTGACACACAGGAACCCACACTTTGCTGAAGATCTTTTCGATCTCTTGCTCATACAAATCATAGTCAGAATATATAAGCGAACTGATGTGTTCTATTTTAGGTGTTTTAAGCCACGCTTTGTGATTGCGTGGTGGCATTTATCGTTTGCACGGTTTCATGAAAACCTCCTACATAATTTCGCAGCTGCCTGAGCTGCACGCTAACTCTTGTGAGCCTGTTGTTGTGTCTTCTTCTTCGACCATGTCGTTCCACTCTATTTTCTTTGGAAACAGGTTTGCCATCTCTAAGTAGTCCTCGTATTCAACTTCTTGATATGGTGCTTGTCTGTAGCTGCCGCCGTCGTGTGGCAGAAACGAAATACCTGAAATATCGTCAAAGTTGTTAAACACCCAAGCGCCAACTTCAGGCCACTCGTGTTCATGTACGCTAATGGTTATCGATGGTTTGTGTTCGCACCAAAACTCTTGATACATCTTCCATAGTTCCAGATGTTCAATAGCCGTAAGGTTCTCACGCGTAATTGCATCCTGTGGTGACATTATTGGAAACGTTAGCACCGTAGTTGTTTCAGGGTTCATTACATCAGGTTCAGCGTGGATACCTTGATCGACCATGAACTGTGTCAAAGGATCTTTATTGTCTCCACGCACTGTGCGGAAGTAAAAGTCACTATGCCTCGTATGAATACCTGAGGCTGCATCGACCAGCTGACTAACAGTACCACTTGGCTTAACGCAAGTGATGGCTGTTGATCGCGGAATACCTAACATATCTGCATGCTCGGCATTTGCTGATACTGCTGCAACACGCATAGCTTCTAACGTATCTTTGGCTGTTTCAGTAACCGAGTTCATCAGTTTGTTATCCATGATACCTGTAAGCGATACACCTAGTAGTCGTTCTTCAGCAGTGTTCTTTTCCCACACTCGACGCAAGTACGGAAAGTTGACTAGCGTCGCTTGAATAGTGCCCAAGATGCTTGCGAGTCTCACTTTCTTACAGAGGCTATCTTTGTCATCTTCGGGTCTTATGACGACCTCGGTCAGATTACAGAACTGGTATGGTCGTAAAATTATTTCGCTGCACGGATTTGTGCCGAACTCATGGTTAGGATCTCTCCTGCCATACTTCTCCGCTTGCTTTTGACTTGCAACGCGGTTGAAGATACCTCGCTCACCTGATTTACTCTCATAGAGTGAAGTCCATTCACGTAAGAATGCACCTACATCAGGCTTCTCAGTAAACGACACTGAGTTGTTAGCGAGTGCTCGCTGTTTATTCTGGTTCCACCACTCGCCTGACTTAGCATGACGCATACGGTCATCAGTCAAGTTGGACAGGCTAATCATCGCTGAGCGTCTAACTCCCCCAACGACTACAATCTCACCTATCTTACAAAACAGATCATGGCATTCAATCGAAGAGAGTCTACGTCCTTTGGCATTGCTGAACAGGTTCACAGTAAACTCAAACAAGTCTACCAGCGGCTCAGGTCCTGAGGCTCTGCCTCCGAACTGCTTTAGCCGTTCACCTGCTGCACGTACCTTGGTGACATCCCAGTTTGGTTTTTCACCTGCATATAGCAGCGCTATCAGCATTCTAAAGGCCTTGGACCATCCTTCTTTGCTGTCAGATACCTTAATTACAGTATCAGATGCAAAGAGGCGCTCAGGGACTTCAGGAAGCTGATTAATATATTGTCTCTCAACACTGAAGCCCACACCTGTACCACACATAAGTATGAACATAGCCTCGTCGAAGGCCTTGGGGTCATCAGCGACCAAATAAGAACAGTTATAGCCACAGGTATTGTCTCGGTCCAATGCAGGACCTGCAGTCATTAAGGCTCTCATGCTAGGCATTACTTGCTTAGTAATGATAGCGTGCCTTATTTCTTGCCAAGTTTCTTGGGTTATAGCCGGAGCCTTGGTCGACATAAAATCGATGTATCGATCTACAGTCTCTTGCCATGTCTCTCGTCTCTTTTGGTTTTCTAAATATCTTGCGTATCGGGACTTATGGATAAAGTCTCCGTAGAGTTCTTCTACTGTCATAGGGTCTATAGGTTCCTTTATAGGTACTTCTACTTCTACACCTAAGGAAATCCTTAGCTCTCTAGGAAACTAGGGCTCTCTTAAGTGCGGCTAATTAAACGAAAAAAATCCCCCAGACACGGAGTGCCTGAGGGACCTGGACAACTACTCGGAGAGCAGTATCACTAAAAAATAAGTGGCAGAGGCAGTAGGAATTGAACCCACTCTGTCAGGGTTGGAACCTGATGTGCTGCCGTAACACTTTGCCTCTAATCACATAGGGTGCAAAAAGGCGTCTGAAACTGAGGATGACCACTAGCATAGCTAGGATCACCACCAGTCAGTTTCAGCTGTTTAGGGATGTAAGCCTACAGCAGCCTTTTGTCAGGCATGCTCTCAAGTAATTCTAGGAGCATTTTTGTGTACTGTTTTGCCTTTTGGACATCCTCAATGCCATTTTTATGCTTATATCGGGAGATATACTTAATTATGTTGCCAGCGTAGTAGTCTTCGGCAATGCCGAGGCTTTCCATGAATTCTGCTGGCTCGATACCATCAATATTGTAGTGACTAGGGTGTGTAATAACATCGTAGTCACTTAGTTCTTTTTGTGCCATCTGTTTCATAAACTCTTCATGTCGTAACTGTGTCATCTGGTCTCCATAAAACTACTTCACCATCGACATAATCTTCAGCTCTTAAGATCCTTGCTAAGCGTGCTTGCACAAGTGCTTCTGCTTCTCCGAGGCCTGCCTTTTTGAAGGCTTTAACCACGGTTTCCCATGTTGGAGTTTCAAGGAGTTTAGCTGCAGACTTATCGCCTATACCAGGGCAGCCTTTGTAGCCGTCAGCAACGTCGCCTGTCAGTGTCTGCTTAAGCCAATTGTAGTCGGCTTTTTCTTGTGACACATAGTGCAGCTCGCCTAGGCGATAAACGCGTGTAGGTATTGTGAGTAAGTCTTTGTCGTCAGACACAATGATGTTGTCTGGGTTTCTACCGTTTGTAGCCATGATGCCTAAGACATCGTCGGCTTCGAGATGGTCGTATTCTACACATGTCCATCTTACGTGGTTTTGTTTCCATACGTATTCTAGCATGCTGCCATAAGCCAATGGCTTTCTGGCTTTCTTGCGGTGACCTTTGTATGTCGGATCTACAGTTTTGCGAAAGTTAGTCTTGCTGCTAAACACAAACGTAACTTCGTTAGCTTTTAGTTCATGCTTGATTTGCTTTGTGTATTTTTCAAAGGAATCGATTGCTTCTTCTAGGTTAGAGTGGATTGTGTGAATGTTCTCATCCCAACGCACCTCGTGTTCTAAGCCTACGCAAATTGTAAAGACGACACCATCACCATCAATCAGTAAATGGTTCTTCTTGCTCATATAATTCTTCCATAATATCTTGCAAAAACTGCAGACCCTCAGGCGAAACTTTCCAAAGGTTTGTCCATTGGTTGCCAGCTACTGAGGTCGTTATTAGACCGCAGCAACCAAGCATAGCCACAACGTCTGCGTGCTTTCGTGCAAAATTACTTCTAGTTGTAAAACCTTCAAAATGAGATTTAGCGAGTACTTCTACTGCTTCTGCATCATTATCAGTGGGTTGATGCCCAGCTAGATCCTCGACCATACTCGGCGTCAACTCTGCATTTGAAGTTGAACTTTTCTCCAGCTTTTTCCGCTGCTCTTCTAAGTCTATTACCGACATCTTCAGAGATCTCCTCCGCACAGGAAGCCTGCACCTCATCGTGGATCCATCCACTAAAGACAAACTGCTCGTTCCAGCCATGCTTATAAGTATTGCTAATGTCGTCAAACGCGTAGATCAGCCACTGCTTTGCAACCAACGCACCTGCAGATTGCAATAGTGTGTTAAGTGCGCTGTGTTGGCTGCGTGGATATAGCTTGCGGCCATCAAGACCAATCAAGTGCCCACGTGACTCTAGTGTTGACTCTACTGTTGTTCTAAGTCGCTTAAACGCTGGCATAGCATTGAAGAATTTGTTCTTCATTTGCCGACCTGCGTCTCGACCTTTGCCAATGATTTCACCTAGCTTTTGGTCGCCGCCGCCATAGACAAGCGTATAAATAAACTTCTTTGCTGCGTCACGGTCAGGCAAGCCTGCTGCCTCTTGATTTGCAGTGTGTATATCTGCTTCAAGAATTAGTTTTGCGTAAGCTCCATCATCCCAAGGGCATAAGTAGTGTGCAAGGCATCTAAGCTCGATTCCTGACAAGTCACAACCGACCATGGTCCACCCATCGGGCACTGTAAAGAGCTCGCGTATGTCTTTGCCGTAAGGCACCCGCAATGAGGGCACTTGAGCCAAGTTGGGGGCAAAGTGGGTTGCTCGTCCGGTAATTGCTCCGTTGGTGATATATCTGCCACGGAGTTTAGATGATCTGTCCACGAGTTTAAGATAGCCATTATTACCCTCCGCTATCATGCCAATGCGCTTCTCTAACATAAAGTATTCAGCGAGTTGTTGTGCTTCTGGGTACTTGAGATTTGATAAAGTATCTTCGTCAATTTTAGGTTGACCAGCTGGTGTCCATTCTGATGGTTTCCAACCGTACTTGTTAATCAACTGTGCAGCAATTTGCTGTCTGCTTGATGGGTTAAATGGAATAACTACCGATGGTTTTGTTTTGTAGGTTTTTAATGTGCCTTCAAAATTCTCTTCCATCGAGCGTTTAATAATGTCGCGCTTGTTTGCTAGTTCACCGTATAGTGTAGCAGCATTAGCCACGTCAAAATGAAAGCCAGTATTCTCCATTTGTACTGTAACCATATTGATCTCATGCTCAAGATTAATAGCCCTTTCATCAGTGTTCGTATCCAGACACAATTTATATAGCTTAACGTTTACTTGTACGTCTTGTTCACAGTACGACAACATCTCGTCGTTGAACTCTTCAAAGCCTAATTCGTAATTGTCTTTATATTCACCAAGACGAAAACCCCATGCTGCCAAGCCTTGTCTGCCATACATTTTTGTAGGCATGTCTTTAGGCTTTTTCAGAAAGTCTTTGTCTTTAATATTTGGAAACATAAGACGTGACATAGACAACGTGTCTGTCAGTTTAGGTGCTTTGAATTTGCTATGTAGCTTTTGTATTACAGGTATGTCGTAACCTATAATGTTGTGGCCAATTAGTTCGTCTGCTTGCTGCAGATAATCTAGGCCTTCGCTAATCTGATCAGGTCTAAAACTACGTGCTTCGCCTGTTTCATAATTGTGTGTGCATATGCAGTGGATGGTAGTTACTTCGTCTAAAAGGTGGTTTGCTTCAATGTCAAAAACCAACCGCATCCATTGTCTCCAATCTGCCAGTTGCCTCGTTATACATTAGGCTGCCAGCTCTGCCTGTCGCGCCTGTAAATCTATTCTTTACAACACGTACAATTGTTTCATTTGAGTCTGATTGTTGGTCGCGTTCTAGACCAATAACCATGTCTGAAAGCTGACCTATAGAGTGTGAGCCACGCAGGCTGTTCAAAGATACTTGTGCACCTTCTTCAAAACCTTTGTCGCCCATTGGTCTGCGTAAGTGTGATACCAAAAGCATGCCAACACCTGTTTCTTCAACAAAGGTGCGTAGACGTGTCATAATTACGTCAATAGCTTTTCTCTCATCCGGTACATCAAGGCCAGAAACCATAATGGAAAGATGATCAATGATAATCCAAGAACACTGTTCTCCGTGTGCCAAGTAACGTAGCTTCGCAATGATGTGTTCCAAAGAAACGCTACCGAAATGATCGTAGACAAATACGTTGCCATTGCCGAATACAGAGTTAAACGCAGTACGAATATCACTTTGCTTAACACCTTCGCGGTCAATATGAAGAGGCTTGTTAAGCTCAATTGATACAAGACCTGTGAGAGTGCGTTTGATATTTTCTTCAAGAAAGAGAAGACCAACACGTTCATCCTCCTTAACAAGGTGATGTGCAAGTTCACGTACAAATGCCGACTTGCCCATACCGCTACCTGCGGTGATTGTAACAAGCTCGCCTTTGCGCATACCCTTAGTCTTTTCGTTCATAAAGTCGTAAGGATAAGCTGTAGAGTCTACTCGATCTTCAGACGCCACAAGCTCATATAAATCTTTGGCTGCAACAATACCGTCAGGTCTATAAACAGGTGCATCCCATGCTGCCTTGACTAGCTCTTTTAGCTGGCCTTCTTGAAGCATTTGGTTTGCATCTTTGAGAGGTAGTGTAGCTACGTGAGCTTTGCCAGGCTCTATAAGATCAGCACATGCTTTTGCTGCTTCTAAGCCTGGCGCGTCTTGGTCAAACATAAAGACCACAGACTCAAAGTTCATTACATACTCTAGCTCTCTTCTGATGGCCTCTGGCGCACTCTTTGCACCATTAGGTACAGATACTACAGGCCAGCGGTTACCAAGCGCCTGTGAGAGAGAAAGAGCATCTAGCTCTCCCTCTGTCACAAACAGTTTTTTGCCTTTGCTTTGAAGATGCTGACCAAATAACGGTAGCTTCTTTCCGTCACCGACAACGCTAAAGTTTTTGTCGGCGTCACGTGTTTTGAGTGCAACGATTTTGCCATTAACTCTGTACGGCGCAAGGTGTTTGCCGTTGCCAACTCGATAGCCGAAGTGCTTGCAGGTTTCCTGCGTAATGCCTCGGGTCTTGAGTGCTTGTGCTTTTCCTTGCGCGTATAGAGCTTGCGCTTCTTTATTATCCGTTGCCTGTATTTTGGCGAACGGATTTCCTTCGCTAATGGATTCTTCATCGTTACCTCCAAAGTACGTTTCACATGCAAAGCAATAAGCATGTCCGTCTTCGTAGATACCTTTGGCGTCGCTACTACCGCATTGTTCGCAAGCTGAGTGCGTCTGAAAAGAAGCCTGTGTTTCCTGCATGATCGGGTGCCTCCCAGCCTTTTGGTTTGATTAAGTCCCAACCGCCTGAATGCTCGCGGCCTTCTTTTACGCCTCTTACTTTTGACATGTTTGCTGCGTGGACTTCCGCCCATGCTTCATCAATATCAACGCCAAGTAGTGCAAGCGTGCCTAACGCAAATACAGATATGTCAATGCAAGCATCAACAAATTCTTCTGCATCTTTGTGCAAGAACGCATTTAGCAGTTCATTAAATTCTTCTTCTATCTGATCTACTCGCAAAGTAAGTTTGTCGGCGTTTAAAGGTTCGTGGTTAAAGCCATACTTTGCCTGCAGCGCGTATATGTCAGCTGTGATGCTCATGCGATCCCCCAATGATAAAAATGTAATACGATGAACTTCGACATATCCATGTTGGTGTAGTCGTATGGAATGTATGAAGCGTAGTCACCGCTAGCCATGATGTTTTCGTACTGCTCAACTACAGGCGAAATGTCTTCAAACATCTCGTCGCGTTCAAACAGTCGTGTTTTGTGATTTTCAATTGCTTGATTATTATGGCAGTAAATGAGTGTTGGGTTGTAAGCACGCATAGCTTCATCATGCAGCGCTTTAGTATCGTAAGCAGGTTTTGATCTGTAAGCATTGCCGTAAGCAGCTTCGCTTATAGCCCACCTGTCAATCACAACCTCAACGCTAGACTGCTCTTCTAGCTTGCCTGCAAAATGCAAGACGTGTCTGTGATAAGTTTCAATATCCCATGATGGATGATATGAGCAATGTATGTATTGCGCGTCGAGCCACTTTGCTATTCCGTGTGCTAAAGTGGTTTTGCCTGTTCCGTCAGCGCCTTCAATAATTACCATAGTTCTGCTAACTCACGCAGACCTTGTATAAGCTCGCTTGGTGTAAGGCAGTTGCTTATTTTTTCACTAAGATTTGTGTCTACTGCAAAGCGGTGACAGTCACATGTCAACCAGTCAGCAACGTCAGCGTAATGCTGCTCATAAATATGAAGTGAATTTACGGTTACTTTTAGTTCGCCAGGCACGACTGCTATGTCGTGAGTTTTGTACAGCATCAGCTGCATAGCTTTTGCAATCATAGAAAAGCTGAAAATATCATAAGGCATGCCAAGCACGACATCTTGTGATCGCATGTTGACAAACAAGTTTAGTTTGCCATCACGTATCATAAACTGCATGCCAACTGTGCATGGTATGTCTTTTGACTCGCCTGGCCGTTCACGCCATATGTTGATGTAGCAACGGCGTGTGTCATTGTCCTTAGCAAGCTCTTTGGCTGCCCATGACATCTGGTCTATTATTTTAGGGCCGTAGGCACCGTTCAATGTTACATTATCGTCACTAAACTTTGCGTAAGATTTCATGTAGCTTGAGATAGTCTCTACATCGTTACTGCCGCTAAGTATCCAAGCGGCTTCGCCAAACATAAATTTGTAGTTTAGATTTCTTGATTTGTTTGTAACAACTGGATAGTTCCAGTCGACGGTATAAATAGCTTGATTTACTTCACGTACTTCTTGGCCACGTGGTGACACAATATTTTCGTACTGGTGAAACACGTGATCTACTGCTTCAACCCATGTTTGATTTGCTCTCATATAACCTCCAAATAAAAAGGACGCCCATAAGGGCGCCCTAGTGCGGTCAATTGGTTACTATCAACGCTTGATCAGTATGATCGTCAGCATAATAATGATGATGGCATCTGGCACTGAGACCGGAAAGCCTCCCATGACGCCCATTATGACTGCGCTACGCGATGAGGTTTACCTAGGTAATACTCAGCGTACATTGCGTTGTTAGCATCTCTCTTTTTGGAAGTTTTGACGTTCCAACCAAATGACCTAAGGTCTGTGATCCGCGCTGTGATGTTTTGTACTTTGTATTCGTACATAGCAATCAGGCGAGTGATGCGCTTGCCGCGCTTCATGTGGTTCAATAATAGTTCGTTCTGGCTCATTTAATGTCCTAACCATGATGTTGGAATTAATTTGTCTGCGTAGGGAAAACCATTTTTGTCGCACCAGTTGGCATATGTAGTTTTGCTACCTTTGTTGATCTTTGAAGATGAACGTGAAAATACAAAACGTATATCCAAGTGAGGATGCTGCTCTTTAACCAACCGCATTTTTCTACGGTCTTCGCTTGTAAAGCGCCCCTTGCACTCGATAATCATATCGCCAACTATGAAGTCAGGTATGTATTTAGCATCTAGCTTGTACGGCAACCGTGTTGTCTCGTACTCAAATGTAATACCTGCTTCATCTAACTGGTTTGCGACGTTGGCTTCTAATCCGCTTCTATAACTATTGACGAACTTTATATTTCTAAAAGTCCGGTTCGTCATTGTCGTTTGCGGTTTCCTCAGCCGTGAATACATATCCGTCCTCTTCTTCAAATGAAGCAGACCCACCAAATTCAACAAGTTCAATTAGCTGAACGGCGTTAAGATAAGCTGTTACACCTTTATTTCCGCCTGCATCGTATGTTTGGAGAAGACCAGCAATTTTAATAACGCTGCCGTTACCTACTGCAAGATCCTTTGTGATGACGTTACCTTTGGCATCAAACATGCCTGGTTTCTTACCGGACTTTGCGCGTATTTTTACGCCGCCAGTTACATCGTCAACCATGTATGGCCATTTAGCATTTTTAAGTGCTTTCTCGCCAAACTCTTCAACAAACAGTTTTTTAGCCGTTTCCATTATTGGTGCAGCTTCTTCAGTCGACACCAGAAGATCAGTTTTGAACTTTCCTTCTGCGTCGTAGCGAGTGTCTGGTTTAGACAACCAAGGCCACTGCGCTGTCCCTTTCGGGCTAGTAAATTTCTCTTTAGACATTAATCCTCCTTAGGATATATTTCGTCATGCGCTTCCATGAGTGATGCGGCTTCAGTGAAAAGCCAATTTAAGTTCACGCCAAGCTCGTCAAGTGTTGCCATAAGATCCACTGGCATTGGTTTGCGCTCTAAAATGTGGGCAACACCTTCTGCAATGTAGTGATCACGCTCGTCATCAAGTGAACTAAAGTCTTTTTTATGCAAACGCATAGTCGCTCTCCAACACGCCTCGTATTTCAAGGTCGCCTTTATCAGGGGGTGAAGTAAGATTTAGTCGGCCTGCAGGACTTAATGACTCAAAGGTCGTGTCGTGCAGATCTTGCATGACATCGTTCTGCTCATACATGGCTACAAATTGCTCTCTAACTAAGTAGAAGAGACGGCTAGTATCTGCCATGTGAGTTGCGAATGAGTCATGAATTAAAAGGAAATCTGATATTCCTTCTTCAGCTACGGCCAAGACCGTAAACATCAGGTGAGAAGCATCAAGACTATGGATAAAGTTTGGTGCAGCGGCATTGCGCTGTTTAGTTTTATCAATAGTTCCTTTTGGCTTTGTGCGGATATTGCACATGATGCAATTGTAGACATCATTGCCATTTGCCGCGATTTTACTTTTTACAGCTTTATCAGCAACCGTCATTTCCTTGTCGTACAAGAATATGCGAACACGGTTTATTTCCCATTGCTTATATGCGTGAACAACAGGCAAGCCGATAGGTGTTACCCACGTTAGTGGTTTAGTTTCGTGTGCCAAAAGACTGGCACATTTTTGTATGAATTTCATACCGACTGCCGCTTTATTGACAATCTGGTTTACTGCTACCCATACTTTTTCTGCCATATAACTAGCAGCTTTATGACCGCCATCATCACCAAATGGATGTTTATCGCGCAGCCCTTCGAGTACCTCGTCAGCCAGCGGCTTCATGAGGTCTTCCATTTGCTGTTGCTTAAACCCATACTTTTCTGATGCGTATGCAAAGGTCATAACATTGCGCTTAACAACAGAGCGTGACACTCCGTAATCAAGCCACATTTTTGCTAACTCCTCGTTACCTGTGTCATTCCTGATTTGATCAAGAACGTTGTCAGCAACAATTTGGTAGACATCTGCTGGTTTAACTAATGGTACTAGGTTTACAGTAGAACCACCCTCAGCATCTCTTAGTGCGGCGCAATAATGCTGGACACCAGAATTTGTGCCGTCTAGCGGACTAGGTAGATGACTTATGAAGTCTTCTCCCTGTTCCATGTAGCCAGCAAACTCAACACATAAAGCAAGAAAGCTAAACGGCTTATCTGCTTTATTCCATATTGAGCGTGTCAGGCTAGGTTTACGGCCTATGGCATAGATAACGCGTTGATGATCGTTAACCCATGCTATGCGGTCGTCTAGGCTCTTCTTGCTAACCTTGTCAAAGTCACCTGCGTTAGCAAGTGCAATGGCAAGCCAATAAGCGCCTTCTGAACCAAGTGGCTTTCCATCAGCAAACTGAAACATAGCTCGTATGTGGTCAGAACGTTGATGATTGAAAGTTGGCACTGGGTACACACGGCCTCTTTTATCGAGGTTATGCGGTTGGTAGAACCGTGGGTGTTCTGCTAGATCTTCAGCTGTCTGAATGTCAGAAGCAAAGTTTACAAGATCAGCGTCAATTGCACGGTTGCGCAGCACTACAGCTTCTTTGTGTTTCTTAACACCTTTACGCTGTGATGCGTCAAGCTCTGACCAGTTGTTAACTTTACCTGGTACTTGTAGCTTTATTGACCGAGGAAACTTCTTTAATGTGTCGCCTCGTTGCCACGCTCTTTTTACCTGCTGCAGAACTATTTTATTAATAGCTAGTGGCGTGTTCTGCATAGCGTTAAGAGCTTTATAGACGCGCTCCATCTGCCCTGACTTGGACTTAATATCAATGCGCTGCTTTTGCTCTTGAGGCGCCATACGGACCAGAGGAACTAGGCTAGCTAGCTTAGGGTCGTGGTATGCACCTGTGCTGAAATCAGACCACGGTTTTGGCTTTTGTAGCATTGGCTTGAAGATGGGCGACATCCATCGCACTGCATCAGTTAGCTCATTGACTATCTGTGAACCAAGATCCGTAAGGCCTAATTGTTTTGGTAAAGTTTTGCCGTTTTTGCGTGGCAGCTCAAATAACTCAAAGAGCATAGAGCCTTGCAAAACGCCATTTAGAACAGCTTGCCCAACAGATAAGTTTTCTTCTGCTGACCATCTGTTTAGGCCGTAGCCTTCTCGTTGTGCAACAGCTGACACTGCCTTAAGTCTGTGTCTGGGGCTGTTGTGGTTTTTGACAGCCATCTTAAATAATCGGTCAAATAGCTGTTTATTAGTATTCTCAAAGTCTTTAGACCATAGCTCGATACAAACTGCTTTACCGATGTTTATGCAAATGTTTGTAACATCTGTTTGCTGTCCTACTCCGATAAAAGAGTAGTTAAGGCCAATGTAGGCGACAACATCTATGTCTATATTTTGCAGAGCTAATAGCCAAAAAGGTTTAACACCTCTTTGTGTTGAAGTAGCTTCAATCTCGACAGACAAAGCATTGGCGACAAGAGGTAGAACACCCTTAGTAATTTTAGTATCTATAGATCCTAAGATACCGTTTTTACTTAGTTGTTCTTCTTGCTTGTCCCACCTAGCTTCACCGTCAGAGATCATAGATAACTCTTGAAGAGCTTCCATGCATTCTCCTATGGCTGTTGGGCTATAGTGCGGCTTATTATTTTAGGAGTTTTAGTGTAGCCAGATACCAATCTGCGTACACATGGTAGCAGTCCGTTCTGGTCTTGGTTGGATTGATGTAGTATCCAACACTGGTCTTAACCACAAAATCTAGTGTCATGAGGTGTGTAAGTGCACGCAGCACAGTAGTCCTTGGCATTTGTGAAATGTCTGTAATTGACTGTGCTGATAGGCCTAAATGATGAGTATATTTTGGGTGACCATCCTGCATATCTGGTACGCTAAGTCCCAGATTTTCGGCGTTTTCTATTTGTCGGCTCCAGTACTCAACACCTAAAATTTGAAAAATTACTACAGAATTTAAGTTGCCAAAAATAAGGCGTTCTTCAAGCAATAGCTTTAGCCTAATTTTTCTTAATTTTGTGTATTTAATGGAGTCTACGCGTTCAAAATTATCTGGCATTGTCTTTTATACTTTTTAATGTTTATTGTTTTTAGATTAATGAAATTAGATTTCAAGACCCTAAAGTGACCAAATCGGACGTACTGTTAGCAACTGACGGTAATGAATTTGATACTGCTACCTGTTGCCTTTAACGAAAACATGCGGTGTTACGTAGATTTAGCCGAAGACAAAAAAGAAACCGATATGAACACTTCGGTTAATTCTCGTGATTGCAGCTGGATAGAGCACTAGACTACGAATCTAGGGGTCGGGAGTTCGAATCTTCCCGAGCGCGCCATTTTCATCAGCTGAAATCACGAGTTTAGTTGTTAGATATTGACGGCATCCAATAAATCCTGATCATCAATATGAGCATATCGCAACGTTGTGGTTATGTTTGAGTGACCAAGCATCTTTTGCACCATTGCAATATTTTTAGTCTTTTTCAACATGCGGGTTGCCGTAGTGTGCCGAAGAGTATGAAGAACAAACTGCGTATCGTTCGACAATCCAAGATCATCACGCACCTTTGCCCAAAACCTATGGACTTGGTGAGACTTAATTTGAAACGGTACGTGCAGTGCCAACAATCTGCGTGCCTCTGGAGTTAGAGGAACAGAGCGTGCTTTGCCTGTCTTTGTCTTCCACAGCCTTACCCACTGACCATCTAGGTTTTCTTGAGTAAGACCTAACACTTCACCTCTGCGCATGCCTGTATCAATTAAGATACGCGTCAGTGCTAGCATTTCGTCCCTATGTTTTCTTGCTATGAGATATTCTGCATTTTCTATAGCCGCAAATACTTTTGGCTCTTCAGTCTGCTGCAACCACCTAATACGGTGAGGCGCAGGTGCCTTGCGTGAAAAATAAGGTAACTTGTCAACCATGTCGCGTTGCTTTGCATATCTTAAAAGAGTGCAAAGAACACTTATATTATGGTTGATAGAAGAACCTGATAATGTTGTGCCACGCACTGTGACTACTTTTTCTAGTTCTTCAATATATTTATCGACCATCTTTGTGTCGATGTCATTTATGTTTGGATCGTTTAGAAGTCTGATACAGCGCTTTGCTTGCGCGTGAAAAGTCTGACAGCCTTCCTTATCTTTCCATATCTTCATACCTGCCTCAGCTAATAGTTCACTTAGCTTCATCTTAACCTCCATTTTGAAAAAACACCGGTCCGTGATTGGACCAGTGCATTGAATGACAAAAAAGGCGTCTGAAAATTATTGGTAAAAACCTGTCTTAATTTGTAAGGCCAGCTCTTCTGCTCGCTTGCCGACTTGGGTGCTCCAACGGCTGTCTAGCAACTCTGCTGCCGCAGTGTCGAAATCTGATGCCTTTAGCGCTGCCATTGCGTTTTCGAATTTTAGCGCCGTCCCTATTCCTACATTGAACACAAAGTTCATTAACGCTTCGTAGCGCACAGGATCCAGGCTGGTTGCCCATGGCATTAGTTTTTCTATTTGTGCATCTACTCGAGCAAGATCGTTCATTAGCAAATTCTTTGCTTCTGCTTCGGTGATACCTACATCTTCCAAGTTTCTGCCGACGCCTATGGTCAGCTTGTTTGAGGTACAATGATATGGCTTAAGCTCCATGCCTTCATGTCTTATGATTTGTTCAATTAATTTTTTCATACGATTTTTTCTTGCTTGCTCTTCTGTTGTGCGACCGCTGATGTTCCACATTATTTTTTCCTTACGCTCTCAGCTAGGCCACCACCAAAGTAGAAGCCAACAATGATAAGCATGATCTCGCCTATCCAAAAATCACCGAGTATTGCTTTGACGCCTTCGATGTCGCCTTTCCCCGCAAGCGTCATGCCTAGCGTGATGGAAAAGCAAAGCAAGAATGTGAACGCAAACATCAACGCCAGATAGCGTTGTGCCAGTTTGAATGGCGCATATGCAGATAACAAATCAGTCTTGGCTTTGCTAACTGCCTTAACTTCTTCTTCGGTTGAGGTGTGCATGTCATCAATTAGCTTCATGCCTTTTTCGACAACATCACCACTGCCAAGCAGTTTCATCAGAATAGGTATCATTATAAAATTTCCTTTAGCCACATAATGTACCAAGCAAACCCACCTACAGAAGCCACGACAAAAAACGTGACTGTGCTCCAGATTATTAGCTGCTCTTTTTTATGTGCTCGTAAATTAAGTTCTTTTTGTATGCGCGCGCGTTCAGCAGCTATTTCTGCTTGTAACCTCTCCCATTGACCTGGCTTGCCACAATAAAGAAAAAGCTGCCTAAGCTCACTGCGCATGTCGTCTAGTTTTTCTTTACGAAAATGTTTTTCAATGGCTGAGTCTTCAGCAAGTGAAAACCTTGCGTTTTTCTTTTGTGCAGCACCAAATTGTAATTCAGCTTCGCCTTGTGCATACCTAGAAATAGAACTGCTTAGTGACGAGAGGTCTTTACCCATTTGCACGGCTTTCATAATAGCGCCGTGACCTGCAGACACCGCAGCAAAGGCCGAAATAGGATCGATCATTAGTAAACCTCCACGTTGTCAGTATTAATGTATTTGGGAATGCAATAGGCAGTTGCTCTGTCTTTTGAGTCAACAAAATCAGAATAACTGTAATTGCCGTATCTTTTTGAAACTTGAGATGCAAAGAAGTTGCAGCGCTCTATATTAGCGAAGTACATGTCTGCGCTTGTGAGCGTCCTGTACTCGCCTGTCCCAATATAGACAACGAGTAAAAAGACGTGTTGCATATTAGGTAATCGTGCCTAAAGCAGTGTGCGTGCCAGTAGTTGTTAAATTACCAGACGTGTCCAGCTTCATTTTGTTAACGCCACCTGTTGCAAAGTAAAGGTTGCCTGATGTTTCAGTTATCGTCCAGTTTGTCATAGCAACGGTGTTAATACCGACTTGAACAAACGCACTGCCACTGTGGGCTTTTAACTGATTGTTTACTGTGTCGTACCATAGATCACCTTCAACAGGATTACTTGGTGCTGATGCAGATACGTATGCACCATCCAACCTAACAATTGCTGAACCAGTTGAACCATACACTTTACGGTCAGTAAGGTTATGTGCTGTTTCGCCTAAAGTTATATCGCTTGTAGATGGTACAGAACCTGCTGACGTAGATCTTTTTAATTTAATTGTGTTAGCCATTACATCCTCGTAAGTATAGCTGCAGCTGCGCCAACAAGAGTTAGCGTAGAAGCCATTATCATAGCCTCTAAACGCCACATTCTTTTGTCGAGATGCTCAAGTTTGTTGTGAACCATTTCATAACGGACAGCGCACTCTTTTTCATGTGCATCTAGTTCCATTTGAACCTTTAATTCCGGTTGCATCGACATCTTCATTACTAGCTAGGCTTAGGGTTGTCTGATTTAATTT